CCTGGATCCCGGAGAGCTCGACGAGCCTCGAGGCCCTGTCGCGTTCCGCGTCGATCCGCTTCAGCGCAGCGGCGTACCGCCCCTTCAGGCTGGAGATCTCCGACCGCAGCCTGGCCAGCTCGGCGTCGGCCGCGAGCTGCGAGGCCGTGCCGGCGTCTTCGATGGCCTCATCTGTCAGTCGGCGCGAAGCCATTGCTCAACTCCTTGGAAGCCGACAGACGAGATCTCGCGCGATTGCAAAACGCGGCTCAACGACTTTGCAAACACGCGAAGCGGCAGCTTGATTTTCCCGGCCTTCCAGTCGGCCTTCACTTGCTGTAGCTCTGCCTGGTGCTCTTCTGCCACGCGACGATGCCACGGCTGCGTGCCGTGCGTCACGACTGCCGCGCTAACGGCCTCCGCGAGAATGCTTGCCTTTGCTTTTGGCACGCTGCTCCCCCTCCTTGGGTTTCTGGGATCTGTTCAGGTAGACCCAGCCGTCGTCATCGGGAGTCCCCATGACCGGCGGGTCTTCGTCCGAGTCGTCCGCCAGGTCCGGGTTCAGGATGAACCGCGGCGGCGTTTGCTTGGCCTTCGATCGTTTTGCCATCGCCCACCATGGCCTCGGCAGTGTCGGGGAGTCATACCGTCACGTCATGCCAGGTACTGCACGATGACGCAGCCAGCGCCACCGGGGTAGCTCGAGTCGAACCCGCCACCGCCGTATCCCGCAGCGAAATAGCGGGCTGGCGATGTCGGAACCTTGATTCCGCCCGAGCCGAACGCAGGCTCTGTACTACAGTCCTCGGTGGTCTTCAGGCCGCAGGCCGCCGCCGCAGCCAGCACGCCGCCGTCGTAGGTCGCGTTGAGCGGCACACGTTTGCACGGCGACACGGCGCGCTCTTCCTTGTTGTCGCCGTATCCGGCCACAGCCCCGCCCAGGTACCAGCTGCTCAGGAAAATGGACCCGGTCAGGAACTGCCAGTTCGCGCCGTTGTTGCTCTGTCCGCCAGAGCCGCCGTTCCGGCCGCCGTCGCCGCCGCTCCACGAGCTGGCGCTGCCGCCGCTTGGTGCTGTGACGGTTGTCCCGCGATACGTCACAGACGTGCCAGAGCTGGTAAGCGAGATCGAAGGCGACTCGTACTGCGTGTCGACAGACCACGTCTTCCACGTCAGCGCGCCAGCCGTCCCACCGGTGCCGACGGTCGAGCCAGTTCCGACCGCCCAGACCTTTATCGAGTTGACCCAGCACGGGATCGGAATGGTGCCAGACGACGTGAATAGTTGGTGAGCGCCGCAGTTATTCAGCCACGACGCGCCGTTGAACGAGTCAGAAGCCGCCCCTGCCCCGCACGCATTCAGCGCACGAACACGAACAGCCGTCGTATCTCTGCACCACGACAACGTCGCCGTGCGAGTGCTGGACGATGTCTCCATGAGCGTCTGCCAGCCGCCCGCGCCCAACGACTCGACGCGGTATCCCGTAAGTGGCCGCGTGCCTGTGCTGTCCGGCTCGTCCCATGCGATCGAGCCTGAAGCGCAATCCGTGCTCAGGCTGGACTGTCGGATATTCAGCGGCGCGCTCGGCACGATGCACGCGCGACACGGAAATCCCAGGTGGCCTTTCAAGCTAGATCTCCGACCAGCAGCCACGAGTTGGAGCCGAGGTACACAAGAGACGCACCTGATCCCGTGGCGCGAAACGACGCGGACGGGGTGGCGGTAATGGTCACGCCTGACGCCCCAGCCACCGTCAACGCAGCCACGCCGATGCGCGCGATGTCGATATGCGACCCAGCCACCCACGACACGGACGAGCTCGCCGGCACAGTGATCGTGAGCGTTCCGCTCGACGCCGAAAACGTCAGCAGCGTTCCAACGTCGGAAAGCTGGAGCGTGTAGTTGGCGGTTTTTGCGCTGAGAGTTTGCGGATCGCCAAACGACCCAGCATCGCCTCGCGGAATCGTCAACGAAAGAGTCTGCGTCGGTGCCGTTCCGGTAATCGTGGCCGACGCAGAAGATCCAGCGGCTCCAGTCGTGACAGTTCCGATCGACAAACTGTTAGCAGAGCCGGCAGAGCCGGCAGAGCCGGCAGAGCCGGCGGCCCCTGTATTGCCGCGCGGAATTGTAAGGTTCAACGTCTGCGACGGCGGATCGCCTGTTATCTCTGCCGACGCAGAAGAACCGGCTGCGCCCGTCGTCACAGTGCCGATCGAAAGCGAATTAGCAGAGCCGCCCGACCCAGACGCAGCCGGAATCACGAGAGATAACGTTTGATTCGGCGCCGCCCCTGTGAGCGTTGCCGACGCAGTCGTGCCGCTCGTCACGGTTCCGATCGATAGAGTCGTTGCCGGCCCTGATGGGCCTTGCGGGCCAGTAGCGCCAACGTCTCCTCGCGGAATCGTGAAATCGAGCGTGACGTTGTTGCCGTTGTTGCTCGACTTCGCCGACACGCTGGCCGAGCTGCCTGCGGAGCCGGTCGTCACTGTGCCGACAGCTATCGCTGTGGCTGGCGACCCCTGCGGACCAGTCGGTCCAATGCCGCCAGGCGTCCCTGCCAGCGATGCCGTGATCGTGTACGCCGACGACGACGCGCCAACGGCCACGCCGACAGTGTCGCCGGTTGTGGCGGTGACGTTTGGCCCGCTCTGGCCGTTGACGGTAACGGTGATGTCGCTCATGGGATCCGGGCCGTGAACGTGCCGGACAGCGGCGTGAGCGTCACGCCATTAGGATCGGTCCACCGGAAATACCAGCGGTAGCCCGTGGCTGCCGACAGGGCGGTCGTCTGCGTCTCGGTGAGGCCGATCGACACTGTGCCGCCAGACAGCGAAACAGGCGACACAGTGAACGTGGCGGCCGTCGAGCCGATCACGTAGTTGCCAGAGCCAAGGCCGCCGTCCGGATTCGAGTACGTCGGGACGAAGACCTTGGCCTCGAACGTGTACCCGGTCAGGTTGATCGGCGTGCTCGAGCTGCCAGGCACGGTGAACGCCAGGCCGACGTTCAGCTCGTCGCCGATCACAAACGTGATCCCCAGATCTCCTGGGATTTGTGAGAACGTCGCCACGGTGGGTCCCTCGCGGTAGTGGTCGAACGTTCAGATTGTGCGGGAATCAGTTGACCGGTCAACACGACCTAGCCCCTGGTTTTCAGGCCCGCCGAGCGTTGCTGATGGCCCGCCGCACGAGCATCCGCCCCACGGCATCAAGGAACGGCAGGCCGCGTGCCTGTGCCTCTGCGCGCATGACCGCCACAACCTCGTCGATGCGCTCGGGCTTGCTGCACTCGTCGCATCCCCAGGCGTCCATCTCTGCGGCCTTGGCGCGACAGGCGCAGGTCGGCGTTGGCTCGATGCCGAACTTCTTCAGCAGCTTGGAAAGCTCGGTGCCGGGGCCGCCGCGGGGAACATCTGCGACGAAAGGCAAAGCCGTAGCATTCTTCGCCGGTCGCGCCTGCGAAAACTCGTCGTCTACTACAACTGTCGCTGGGCAGGAACGCGGGGAGCCACAAAAACTATCGTAAACACCGCACGTCTTGCACCTGCGAGTTGCCGTATCGCACTCGCACAAACTGGTCATTCCTGTATTCCGTTGATTGATTTGAGCTCGGCGGACGTGGAAAAAGTCCTGCCGACAAGCCTGCTCAAGCAGACGCCTGATGTGTATGGCCCTGCGTCAGCGGCAAATCCGATTTGACCACGCGCAACCCAGCCTGTTCCGTTTGCCGTTGCGCGGCTGTTTCCGGCCCACGACGAAGCCCAGCTATCTTCAAGCAACGAGCCAATCTCAGAAGTGTCACGAAAATAATCAATTGCCACTTCAAAAACAGCTTGCGAATAAGTAGAGTAAGCATTGGCTTGCGCCGACACTTGTCCGACCATGCCGCTGTTTCCGATTGGCAAGCCTCCGCTCGCAAGGTTTCCATACTGCCATTGCTGGCATCGCGAATCCGTGTTTGACGAGTGCGATGAGTTTGTGATCCCAGAGACAGCGGATAGCGTGATGGTTGCGGAAAATTGCTTTTGCTTTACTCTCCCGAACATATTCCACACTTCCGCAAACCCATAGCTGACGGTCGGCCCCCACATATTGTATGAGCCCGCTATTGTTATGTTGATGAATCGCGGGTACGCGGAAAGGCCGTCTCCACAAAAACAGGTACACCACGGACAGCTAGATTGCGGCGCGGGAGTCAGGCAAACGGTGCAGCACTGGCTTGATGTCGGACTGCACGTCGTCCCCACCCCCTTGAACGTCTTCCCCGTCCCCTGGCACTGGCACTGCGGCTTGACGCTGCACGTCGTGTCCTCGCAGCACGCGCCCTCCTTGCACGCTTCGAGGCAGGCGGCTTCGGTGGCGTAGCCGCCGGCACCTGACTTGCCGCCATATGTTGAAACTTGCCGGCATGGCATTTTCAGTCACCCCTGCGTACTGATGCTGCAAAGTACGGGTCATTCGGAGAACGGTAGGCGCTAAGCGACTGACCGTTGCACAAGGCGTTGAGTGCTTCTTTTCCATAGCCGGCAGAAAAACCTGTGGCTGTGAGGAAAGTGTTTGAATATGACAACCCTGGGCTGCCAGACGGATACCACAGCAAGTTCATTCCTTCCCCGAATGCCTGAGTATTCGACGAGCAGTTCGTGCATACCACAGAAACAGAAATGGCAACGCTTCCAGACATATAACTTCCGTACCACCCCAGCGTTGTGCAGGACGTTGGCCTAACGAGGCTTATGTCTCCCGCAGTGTCTGGATTTGGCCAGTTAGGCACTGACGTATTCCACGACGACGCTGCACAGTTGAATAGCAACACGTTCGGCAGCTTTCGTGCCGGGTCTTCGCAAATGCAAAAACAGTCGCCAGAAGCTGCGCCGTCATAGCACCACCAATCGCCGCAGCACCCGCAGTTCTCCGCGAGCTTGCCGTCCTTGAGGATGATCGCGTTGTTCTTCGTCGCGATGGGCGTCATGTGCAGGCCGTGGTGTTAAGCCAGACGAGCTGGCCGCTCGTGTTGTGGGCGAGCACTTGCTGGGCCGACCCGCTGTACCCGGACAGGGCCGACCAGTCCCACGCCACCAGCACCCACTCGCCGGCGACGTATGCGATCTGACAGCCCATCGTCCCGGACGGCAGCAGGGAAGCGACGTAGTTTTTCGCCTTGTACTTCACCGCCGACAGCGTGGCGTCGGTGACTTCCTTCTCGGCCCCCTTGGCCCAGCTGCCGGAGAACGTCCCGCGGACCAGGGCGTCGTCGCCTGGGGCCGATCGCAGCCGCGTGCCGCCCTGGTTGCGGTCGCCGGCCTCGACCGTCAGCACGGCCCGGCCGATCCGCTTGGCGGCCTCGACGCTGAGCGCCACCCGCCTCCCGGTTTGTCGCGGCGGCTTGGCCATTAGCTCGGGTTCCCGAAGACGCTGAAATCCGTCTCCTGGTACAGCCGGAACGCCAGGGCGTCAGGCTTTTGCCCGGCCGCCTTGGCCACGCCGTTCGACAGGGCCACTGGGGCCTTCACGGGCTTTTTGTCGGCGCCGAGGATCGCGGCCCTCGACGTCCCGCCGGTGGCCGGGCTGCCGCTGGAATCGACGAGCTGGTTGAAGCCGACGTCCCACGGTTTGAAATCCCACGTCTCCTCGCGGTAGTGGAACTCCCACGTCACCTCCCAGTACGGCTTCGTGTCGCTCGAGCTGCCGCTCACGGTGGCCTCTTTTTTGTTCGCCGACCGGAACGACGCCTTCCAGGTCCTGGCCGCCGAGCCGTTCCACGAGCTCGAGTTCACCGTGTTTGAGCGAGACTTGGCGATCGGCGACCATGACAGGTCCGAATAGCACTTGGTCAGCGTCAGCGAGAACTCGCTCGACTCCCGCTCGGCCCCCTCGAGCGGATCGCCTGCACTGTTGACGACAAGGACGCCGTCCTTGTCCTTGAACACCGGAATGGACGTCGACGAGCCCGCGCCGCTCCAGCAGTCTTTTGGCATTCCGGTCGACGGGTCCGGCGTGTTCTCGACCGGCGGAATGTAGTACCGAACGACCAGGCCCCAGATCATGCCGTCGCCAGACTCCTCGGTCAGGTCGAACTCCATCGCCTTGTGGCTCGTGAAGTCAGGGTAGCCGTCGCCGAACAGGACGCTCGCGGCCTGCGAAATCTTCACGCGGGACGTCGTCGGCGAATCGACGCGGATGATCCACTTCCGCGTAAACGTAAACGTCTCGCCGTACTTGCCGGAAACGCCGGTGCCGCGGGCTATTTCAAGGCAGGACACGACGGACATATCAACCTCCCGCGAATTCGAAGGTTTCCATCAGGTCGCCCTCGGAAACCGCATCGCGGATCTGCTCAAGGACGCCAAGCTGCTGCTCCTGGACGTCGCCGGAACCGCCACGCATCAGGCGGAACATCTCGGCAATGCCTTCCTTTGAGCGGCTGTCGGTGGCCCTTAGGACCTCTTGCGACTGCCCGGTGAACGCTGCCGGCTCAGTCGCCTGAGACTTCACGGCAGATCGGTCGGCAGTGTTCTTCGCGCTGGCCGCCTCGCTGGCCGCTTTGAGGGAGTCCGAAACCATCGTGGCCAACGGCCCTTTCTGGGCCTGGGCGACAGGTCCGCCGTCGCCGAACGCTCGTTTGAAATCCTCGCCGGCCGCGATCCCGCCTTCTGTCATGGCGGTGAACATTGAGTTGTTGAACGCGTCCGCGCCCTTGATGAAATTGTCGACGCCCAGGTCGACGCCGACACGCTTTGCCAGGAAATCGGCACCCTTCAGCAAGGCCGTCACAGGGGCCGTCAGGCCCGCAATACCGGCGGCCAGCACAACCTTGAGCGCGTTGCCGACGCCAGACAGGAACGCAGCTACACGGCTTCCCAGCTCGAACACGCCGGCCCACTGGGCGCCGACGCTCGAGACAAACTCCCAGGCCGACGTGAGCCCTCCCAGGAACGAGTCGGCGATCGACGCCAGGAACTCGGCACCGGCCATGATCCCCTCGCCGATGAACTGGCCGATGTTGGCCCCGCCGATCCCGCCGATCAGGTTCGTGAATGTATCTGTGACGGACTGGATCGCCGGTGCCAGGTAGGCCACCACCTGCTGCACGACGCCCTGTATGGACGCGTAGGCCCGCGTGAAGGCGTCGTTCATCTCCTCGACGGCAACGCCCTGCTCGTTCGTCAGGGCCATTCCGAACTTGTTGGCCTCCTCGACGGCCTTGCGGATCGAGCCGGCGCCGCCCTCAAAGAGCGGAAGCAGCTCGGCCCCGCTCTTGCCAAACAGGCCAATCGCAGCTCGAGCACGCTCGGCCGGCGTCGGAAGGCCGGCGATCGCGTCGGCCATCATCTGAAACCGCTCGGCGGGCGTCTTGTTTTGCAGCTCGTCGACTGACAGGCCCACGCCGGCAAGGGCCTGCTGGGCGAGGGCGGAGCCTTGGGCGGCCTTCACGAACGCCACGTCGGCCTTGGTGGCCGCCTTGCCGATCGTCTCCATTGAGACGCCAGCCAGGTCGCCGGCCAGCGACAGGCCAGCCAGCTCGCCGTATGTCATGCCGAGCTGACGCGACAGCTTCGACGTCTTGTCGATGCCCTCGGCCTGGCCTTTGGCCATGCTGACAAACGCCCTGGCGGCGGACGCGGCGCCGCTGGCGACCTGGCCGAAGAGCTGGGCGCCCTGGATGGCCGCCAGCATCCGCATCCCGGACCGCAGGCCGGCAACGTCGCCGGACAGCTTCTTGAACGACGACGACGCCTCCGCGACCCCAGCCTTCAGGCCGGACGTCGACGCGGTGAATACGGCGGATACTTTGCCGATCGTGGCTGCCATCACTCGCCCTGCATCTGTTTTGCGAACGCCGGAATCTTTGCCAGCTCGGCCTTCAGCTCCTCAAACGTCTGCGGCTTCTCGCGGTAGCTCGGAAGGAACCGCTCCTCGGCCGTCGGATCAGGCTTCGCCCCGAAGGCCGCGGCCGTCACAAGGGACGACCTGGCGGCCATCCGCCACGGGTCGCCGAATGGCTCGATCCGCCAGGCGGCCATCCAGAGCTTGAGTTGCCGAACCGTCAGTCGTCTCTTCCAGGCCTCCACGTTTGGTATTCCGAGCGACAGGGCCAGCCGGTAGATGAACACGTCGTCCGGCCGGCCCCTCATTTTCCCTCGAGCTCGTCGATCTCCTTGTCGGTGATCAGGAGCAGCTTCTGGCCCGCCTCCCATATCTCGTGCAGCGCCCGCGCGTTCTTTTTGCCGAGCCTGGCCACGTCCGCGTCGGACGTGAACAGCCGATTGCCGTCGGCATCGCACAGCAGCAGGCTCGCCAGCTTGGCCCGCCAGCTCGCCCGCTTGCCCTGGTTGGCGGCGCAGAAGATCTCCCACTCGTCGCGGACGTCTGCCGTCGGGTCGAGCAGGTAGACGTCCTTCCCCCACGCCTTGATGTGCAGCAGCTGCGGCGGGCGGATGTCATCGAGGGCCAGGATCTCGTCGGCGGTGAGCGGCATTGGATTCCCTGTTAGTCGAAGCCTGTGAACTGGAACGTGGCGGCCCACTGGATCAGCTCGCCCCGCGCCAGCTCGGCGTCGAGGGACGAGCAGAAGGCCTGCCCAGAAAACGTCTTTCCGTCGGCCCAGGTTGCGACGAGCGTGCCAGGCCCGCCGATGTCCGTCTTCGCCAGGCTAGGCGAGCCGATGAACCTGGCGGTGATGGTGCCTGGCTCGATGCTCGTGCAGTTGTACTGCTTGACTACGCGAGCGCTCTGGCCGGAGCCGACGACCTGCGACCTGAAACTCGTGACCTCGTGAACGTTCCCGGCAGTGACCGACGGCGAGAACCCTTGAAGGACGCCGAGGTACGTTCCACGAAACGTTATGTTCGCTCCCTGGCTGTCGGGGACGTCCGGCACGGCTCACCCCCAGGTTCAGCCGGTCAGCTTGAACGACGCCGTCCCGACGAGCAATTCTCCTACAGCCGCGGTGAGCTCGAACTCTTCGCAGAACGCCTGGCCACTGATTCCGAGCGTGCTGCACGAGATCGCGTACTTGGAGCCTCGAGGAGGGGCGGTCGTCCCCCAGTATTCGCAGGTGATCGTATCGCCGTCGTCCAGCGGTGCCTGCTGAAAGACGCGAGTCGAGCCAGCAGTGGCCGACAGTGGGGTAACGTCGATCGTCGGACGCGACCGCTTCACCTTCACGTTCTTCGCCACAAACGTGACGGAGTTGAAGCTAAACGTCGTTCCCTGGGAGTCTGCGATGTCGGGCATGTCCTACTCCTGCCAGCGGATTTGATACGTGTGCTCGACCATAAACGTCGGCTTGTCCTGGCCATCAAAAAAGACCGGGTCGCCGTCGCGCTCCTCCAGGAGCAAACACAGCCGGATTGTGATTCCGGAGGCCGTGCCGTTGAAGTTGTGCATGGCGGCCCGAACCGAGTCCGCAAGCGTCTTCGCCTGGGAATACGTGGCGGCGTAGATCTCGAGCTGGAACGTCCCGGCCGGGTTGACGTTCAACGGGGCGTTGTACATGACCGTCGCCCTGTCAGTGCCTGTCCGCCCGTAGATGACGTACGGCAGGGCTGCCGATTCCGGCGCGATCAGCGGGAAGGCTTGGCAGCTCGCGGCGGCCTCGATGGCGGCCTTCGCCCATTGCTCTGGGAATGGCATCAGAACGGGCTCCCAGGGTTCTTGCCGGCAGCCAGCTCCTGCGATGCCTTTTCCAGCGCCGCCGCCATCTCTCCAGACAGGTTCGTGGCAGCTTTGCCTTTGTACGCTTGCATCACGCCAGCGACGATGCCGCGAGGCCTGACGTATTTCGTGCCGAATTCAAGATAGATAGCCTTCCTGCTCTGCGGGCCGTACTTGTATCCGAGCACCCCAACAACAAATCCGTCAGCATTCCTGCCTTTGTAATAGGCCTTCGCAACCGCAGCTCTGCGGAGTTCCCCGGATCTCCGCATTTTCAGGACGCCATTTTTATTTGCTTTCATGACTCTGCCGACTGGTGTAGCGGCCTTGAGAAGTGGAACGCCTGGCCGAAGCGAGCGTTTCATTGCGGCGACAAGATGCTTTTTTGCAATATGGCGAGGAAGAGTCGCGTATCGCTGCATGAGCGACGAGATCTCTCCGGACATTTGCTGCCAGTTCAGCGTAACTAAGTCGCTCATGTCGCCTTCTCGTCGCAGGTGAGCTCGTGCTCGTCGCGGTTGCCTTGCTCGACGACCGACGCGATATAGAGCAGCCGGTCGGACCTCGAGGCCCACCGGATCCGCATCTTCCCCGTAAGGCCCGGCACGTAGTGGCAGCGGACGACGAACGTGCCGACGCCGCCAATCTGTTTCCGCCGCTCCTGCTCGCTGTAGCTGATCGCCTGGACCGCGGCCCGCCTGGTGGCGAATGTCGCCCAGGTGGCCACAGGCTCGCCCAGGTTGTTTCGCGTCTCCGTTTCCTGCTCGACGACGACCGTCTCGCGGAGGATTCCGGCCGGCAGAGCCATCAGTACCTCCCGGTGATCGACTCGCTGGCCAGCAGCATCTCGAACGCCATCGGCACCTCGGAGAGCTGGACGTCTGACGCTGCCTCGCGGCGGGCGTACAGGTGGCCGACCATGAGCAGGATCGCCGCCCGCAGCTGCGGTGGGATTCTGGCGTCCGGCCCAGCCCAGTAGGTGACGGTCAGCACCGAGGCCTCTGGGACCGACGGGGCTGTAGTGAACCGGATCACGCCAGGCTTCGAGTCGGCGTCGACCGAATAGGTCGCGCTCGATACTGCCACGCCGCCAACGTCGACCGCCACCGGGTACGTGTTGCCAGTCAGCACAGGGGCCACCGGCAGCTCGACCTCCCGCGGGCTCGAGTTGCCCTCTGGCTCGTACCTGGCCCGCAGCTGCTGCGGAGCCAGGGCCAGGCCCATACGCCGCTCGACGAGCCTGCGGGCCGCGGAGATCAGGCCGACGATCAGGCCGTCGTCGTCTGTCTGCTCTGGGAGCAGCGACAGCTGGGCCTTCGCGTCGGCCAGGCTAACGGGCTCGACGGTGGGCTGCGTGGCGACGACCAGCGACCGAAGACGCATCGTTCACCTCTTGATCGTGGCCGTCTCTTTGCCGGGCTCATTGACCACAGCACGCTCGACCGGCGGCTGGCCCTCGAGCTCGACGCCGGCACCCTCCTGGACAATCGCCAGGACGAAATCATTGGCGAACTCGACGACGTCGCCTGGCTGGTGGCCCCAGGCGGCCTTTATGAATCGGACCTTTGGCATTGTCTGCTCCTCATGGACCAGCGGCCGGGGGCGGTGATCCACCCCCGGCCGCCGTGTTTCGCACGCTCGACTGGGATCAGCTGGCTGCCTTGGCGAGCCGGCCCACGAACTCGGGGGCGTGGTTGGCCACGCCGTACCGGGTGTTCGCCACGTACAGGACCTGGCGATTCCGCATCAGGATCTCGCGGCCGGCTTCGATCTCGAGGCCGCTGTCCTTGATGCCGATCGCCGACGCCATCGAGAAGTCGCCGTAGAGGGCCAGCGTCGTCGAGGGCAGGCCCTTCACCAGGTAGACAGGAGCGCCGAACACCGTCGGCACAACCCGACCGCCGCCGACAGTCATGGTCGTCTGCTGGGCCGCCCACAGCTTCATCAGGTCCACCCAGCCGGCACGGCTGGCGACCCACGCCGAAGTCCCCATCACCGTCTCGTCGACCTTGCCGACGACGTCGGCCAGGTTGTTGAGGCTGGTGGCCGCATTGGCAGCCACGGTGATCGTGTTGCCAGAGGCGACCGCACCTGCCAGGCCGGTGATCGTCGGGCTGGAGGAGTTGCCACCGAGCCAGACGGCGTCGAACTTCTGGGCGTAGGACAGGGCGAAACGCTCGGCCACAAGGCCGGCCACGTCGATCGGCGAGTCGTCGAGCAGGCTACGCGACACGGCCACCGAGGCCCGCATCTCGTAAAGCGTCAGGTCCGCCACGCTGGTGGTCAGGTCCTGGTCGCTGGTCGCGGTGCCTTCGGAAACGAACGACGCGGTGGCGTCGCCGACCTTCGGGAACGAGATCTTCGCACCGGCCGGACGCACGACTGTTGCCAGCTGGAGGCCGACCGACGCGTACTGGAGCCGGTTCACGATCGCGTTGTAGAGCTCGCCGATGACGTACTCGGCACCCTTCGCGTCGTACGCGGTGGACGTTTCTCCCATCGCCCGGATTTCGCCGGTGTAGAGCTGCCGCAGGTAGCCGCCGACCAGGGCCGCAGCCTTGGCGGACGAGAACCCCTGCACGCCGGAGCGGATGTCGGTCCGCTCGCTGCGGGCCTCGCCCTTCTCGACAGCTGCGCGCGGCTCGCTGTCGGCGACCGGCGCCAGCTTCGAACGGGCCGCCGCAAGGCGGGCCTCGATCGCGTTCTCACGCTCGACGACCTGGTTCAGCTCGTCGGCACGCTGGAGCGCCCGCTCGAGGGCCGCGGCCGCCGCGCCGTCCTTGTCGTCGTTGGGGTCGACGTTCCGGAGGTTCTCGATCTGCGGGAGAAGGGTGGCGATTTCGTCCTGGGCCAGGCGGAGCTTGCTCATCGTGTCCTCGCGGGGAAGGGTGTTTCGTCGTGATCGACTCGCACACTGTCCCGAACTACGGACCACCGTTGAACTCGACTGTTCTACGGTAGAACTTTTGCCGGGCATCGCCCGGACGAACACGCGCCGCACGAGCAGCGTACGTATCCACCGTCGGGCCTGTAGATGCGGCCCGTGCCGCCGCACTTCTCGCACGCGGCCGCCTTCGGCTTCTGCTCGAGCTGCGGCGGCGCCGGTTCAGGCGGCGGCGCCGGCTCCTTGGCCATGGCCGCATAGGCCACGGTCACGCAGCCGGCACCTCGAGCACGCTCGGCGGCCATGTCGGCCGGATCGCTCGAGGTAGCCGCCAGCATCCAGAGCAGCCAATGCCACAGGGCGTGCATCTACCACCTCGCGTTATCGAGGACCTGGTGGCCGTCGACGCCGATCGTCGCGTGGGCGAACTGCACCTCGTCGGCATCGGGCGGAGCCGGCTCGAAGACCCACAGGGCAGCCAGGCCGAACTTCGCCGCGACCTGGGCGACTCTTGCCAGGAACCGCAGGACCGGGCGCTCGGGCCGCGGCGGCGTGGGGCGGATCGGAGACTCTGGCGCAGTTGCCAGCCACCACGTCGCGCCAGCCAGGACGACGGCGGCAACGATCAGCTTCTTCTGGTCAGGTCGCATCTGATTCACTCCACAGCCGGTACAGGTACAGGACGACGCATGCCCCGACGATCGATCCGACGACGCCGGCCGGGCCTTGTCCGAACGGCAGGCCGCCGGCGATCGAGCCGAGCACGCCGACGCCGATCGTCGGGATCCAGCCGGCCGGGACGTTCGCCGGCACGATGGCCTTTGCCACGCCGCCGGCAATCGCCCCCAGTAATGCCCAGTAGACGAGCGAGATCATTTATCCCCCTTGGCCATCCAGCCGTCGTTTACGAGTTCGCGGGCCTTGAACCCGTCGACCGATCCGATCACGAACGAGTCGCCCTGCGCCAGGATCGCCTCGGCGTCTCCGCGTGTGATCCAGAACGAGCCGTCGGGCTGGTCGACGGGATGCCTGCCGCCGCGTACCCAATTCGGACCCCAGCTGTTCATCACGAGCACGCCGTCGCGCGGGTGCTGCATCGGCGTCAGCGATCCCGGCAGATTGTTCTTCGCGTACTTCACGCCGATGACAACCATGCAATGCGCCCAGCTGCCGCTCCTCTTCAGGAACCCGTCGGCGTCTCTGTCCTGGCCCTTGAACCCGATGTTCGAGCAGATCGGCACGCACAGGCCGTTTTCGAGCGCCGCCGTCAGGCCTTGCCACGTCTCGACCAGGGCGACGGCTCGTGCCGTGTGTTGGTTCGCCTCTTTGGCGAGCTGCGGCGACACGCCACGCGCGCCCCATTCCTTGGCTCGCGGGATCTCGTACTTCGTCAGGTCGACGTCGCCGTACTTCTGGCGGTACAGGATCCCGCCGTGGCCGTTCTTCAGGCCGGCCACCCAGCGTGCCGCGGCTGCTCCGTATGAGCCGTCGGAGTAGCCCGCGAACGTCACCGGCGGGAGCCGGCCCTCGGTCCGGCTGCCGGCGTAGATTGGCTCGGTTGCCACCTCGAGCGGCGGCTCCGCCAGGCCGCCCTGGCACCAGTCGACGCACTGGCCGACGTAGCTTCCCATGCCCCAGCCGAACGATACACACGTCCCGATCTCGCCCTGGTTCCATGGCCCGTAGGGCGTGCCGTAGCGCGCCTGGTGGGCTCTTTCGGCGTAGCGGTACAGGTAGGCGTCTCGCCCCTTCGCGGCCGCCAGGACGTCCGGGGCGGCCTGACGGAATGTCGGCTGCTCGAGCTCGCGGAGGAAAGCCCGCGTGCCTTCCGGGTTGGGCGTCCAGCCCATCTGGCGATCAGCGGCCCGGAGGGCCTTGTGCGTCAGGTGGTCGACGAGCGCTCCCAGGATCGCCGCGAACACGACGAACGCGACGGCGGACCACGTCCACGCTGCCTGGCGGTTGCTCATCAGTCCGCCTCCTCGCCGATCCGACGCGGGATCGGCAGCGGCAGGAGCGGCGCACGGCACCGGCACTGACACGGCGGGATCGCCTCGACGGCCTGCCGCAGCTCGCGGACCTCCTGGCGGATGGCCAGCAAGATCGCCGGGCAGGCCCCGGCCGAGATCAAGAGCACGACGCAGGCCAGCACTGTCAGCGCGTAGACGCCGTTGTCGATGAATTCCCACAGCCAGTCGGCCCAGCTCATCGGACGGCCTCCTCGGCCGCCCTGGCCAGCTCCCGGAACGCCTCGACCCACGCAGTCCGCGACGTCTCCGACAGCGGCCCGCCGCTCTTGCCGACAACCTCGTCGAGGTACTTTCCGATCGCCGCCTTGGCGTGCGGCTGGCGTTCACGCAGCGGCACCGGCGAGAACCGGAACTCGCTGGCAGCCGTCCGCAGGTCCTCGAGCTGGAGGCCTGTCGAGATCCGCGGCGATCCAGACTTGCCGTCGAGCTCGAGGGCGTCGGCCACGGCGGCACAGACGCCGGCGAACGACGCGGCGTCGGCGGCCGCCTCGGATCCGATGAACTTGCCGCGGAGATTCAGCCCGCCGTCGTTTGGCGGCACCACGGTCGACCGCGGCCAGAACTCGACGGCGGCCGCCACGGCGGCGCCGGCCAGCAGGGCAGCGACAAGGATTGTCCGCTGATTCATTTCCGCTGGCTCCCGTGCAACAGGTCGAGCCACAGCGTGTCGACGGCCTTCGCAGAGTCCTCGTCCAGGGCGTCGGTGGCCGCGAGCCGGTCACGCACGGCCAGCAGCGAGTCGATCGCGGCCCGCGGGTCCGGGGCCGGGGCGGCGGCCGCCGGCACCTGGGGCGGGACGCGGAACAAATCATCTGCCGCAGAAATCTTTGGCAGAGGATTCGTAACGCCACGCGGCCAGAACAGGTAGGCCAGCGCGGCGACGACGAGCAGGGCGGTGATCATGCTTCCTGGCTCCTGGTGATTCGCAGCAGGGCCTCGACGGCGCCGGCGGCGAGCGAGAGAACGAGAACTCGGGTTGCCGGCCGGATCAGCATCCACGCCGGCCAGGCGGCCAGCGGAACGGCCTTGTCGGCAAACGAGTCGAAGAGCGCCGCCACGGCCGTCAGCGCGATCGCCTTCTTCTCCGGGCCTGTCAGGCCAGCGACGGCCTCCAGGGCTCTGACGACCAGGTACAGCAGCTCGACGAGCATCCGGCCAAACTCGGACCACGTCAGGCCGTCCTTCGCCTTGTCGCGTGCGCCGGCCAGGAACGCGTTCACGCTGGCGGCGACTGTCGTGATCGTGTCGCTGGCGTTCATCGCTTCCTCGTCCAGATCTCGGTGGCCGGCACGACACGCTTCCTGCGGGCGTGGCAGCAGCTGCATTCCAGCCGCTGCTCCTGCTCCAGGCCGACACGCCTGGAGGTGATCACGCGGCAGCGGTGGCCACAGTTGCGGCAGGCCCTACTTGATTCGGCCGACATTGGCGCGGAGCCTCATGGCTGCGAGTTTGGCGGAGGCCGCCGTCAGGGCGTAGGACCAGCGGCGGCGTCTGTCTGCCTGCTCGTCTGCCACTCGCTCGGCCGCTTGCCGCTGCTCGGCCTCTGTCAGGTGATCGGCCCGCCACTGCTCGAGCGACCGCAGGGCCGCCGACGACTGCGGGTACGCGGCCCGCGTCACGATCGACACGTCCCACAGGCCGGCGACATCGGAGATCGTGCGGACCATGGTGCCGTCCGCCTCCTGGCTCCACGCCTCGCCTGTGCCGCCCTGCGGCAGCGTGAACGCGAAGCTGGCCCCGAACAGGTCGCCCCTCTTCACGAGGGTCGTAATGTCACGCCCAAGCGTCGTATCCGGCGGGTCGATGGAATACGCAAGCCCGCGATCTGTGACGTTTAGGCGGAGCGTGTCATTCGTCGTGCGGCCGATCGGCTGGCCTGCATGATCGAATAGGGCAACAGTGTCGAGCCCGCCGCGCGGGTCGTTCCGGTGCCGGCCGACGATCTTGTCGAACGCCGTCGGCAGAAACACCTCGCGGAAACCGCCCAGGTCCTCGCTCCGCGAATTGAACGGCGGCGAGATCCCCTTGATCAGCGGCGAGGCCGCGGACCGCTCCTCGAGCTCGATCGGCTCGACGGCAGTCGGGACGTAACGCCGCTCGACGTCATCACGCATTGGCAGGATCCTCCGGAGCTTGGGCCGGCACGTCTTCCGGGTCCAGCGTGTCTGCCGGGAACTGCGTGTTCGCCGGCGGCATGGCCGGAGCCGCGTCCGGGGCCGTTCCTGTGGCCGACGTGCCAAGCGGCGCGAATCCGAGTTGCATGTACGTTTCGTTCGCCGCTGGATTCTCCAGGAGATCCAGGTCCTCGAGATCCCGCAGCTCGTTGGGCGAGATCGCGCCGGTGTTGAACAAGAACTGGTAGAGCGCAACGCGGGCCTGCGTGTCGCCACGAAGCAGGGCGCGGGAATCGAGCCGGCAGTAGTGCCGGCCGTCCATCGGGTTGTCGTACGTCCGCAGGATCGAGCGGTCGATCGCGCCCTCGAAACGCTTCTGCCACGGCAGCAGGCCGAAGACGTGGGCCGTCACGAACTCCTGCTCGACGTTGCTGTACTTGGCCATCGCGTCGTCGCCGAGCAGCGTCGTCGGGATGCCGTACACGCGGGCGATGTCAGGGAGCATGCTCTTTCGCAGCTCCATGAACTGATTCGCCTCATTCGAGTTGCCCTCGATCGGCTTGAACTGCGTCTTCTTTGGCAGGATCGCCGTCGAGCCGCGGCGCTTGGCCGAGCCGTAGATCTCCTGCCACTGCTGCCGGAACTTGGCGGCCGCCTCGGGCGGGATCTCTTCCTGCGTCTCGATCACGCCGTCCGGGCGTGCGGAGTTGTCCCAGAAGCTGGCGGCGGCGACGTCGAGCTTGCGTGCCAGGGCCACGCTGGTCGAACACAGCTCGGCCGGCAGCTGGCCCTCAAACCCATTGTCCGACAGCCAGCGGTAGTGAACGATCTCGCTCTGGGCGAAATTCTTGTACTCGCCACGCGGCAGCAGGTAGCGGTAGATCAGACTGCCGTCGCCACCACGCAGGCAGGACATACGGCTCGGGTGCAGCGGCTCGAGCGACGAGCAGAACCCATTGTCCCCGGACACGATCCGCGAGTAGGCCCGGCCGTAGAGAGCCAGGTGATAGGACGTCGTTTCCTTGTACTCGAAATCGCTTTGCCAGGCGTTGGGCCGCCAGGTCAGCACGTCGTAGCAGGGCAGATCGTGGGCGTGCATCTTCGGGAAGCCGGGCCGCCGACGCATGACCTCGGTCGGCATGCACGCGATCGAGCTGGCGATAAACCGGACGCACGCCAGGATGCACGTTACGCGGACGGCCACCTCGGCCGACATGGAATCGGCCTGGAGGATCCCGCCCAGCGGAATATGGTCGGCCAGGCCACGCAGCTCGTACTTCTCGCCGGCCGGCTTGCGAGCCCGCGGCCGCTTGGGTGCCGCCGTCCGCTTCACAGCTCGATGATCTGCCATGAATCCGCACCCATCTCGGGTTCAGCCGTACTTGCCACCGCCAGGCCGCAAACCGCCGCCACGATCCCGTCGGTCTTATCGCTCGATCGGCCCTTGTCGGGTTTCATGTTCCCGGCATGGTCGACGTATACGCAGACGTTCCCGGCCATCCACTGGAGGACGGGCGACGGGCACCGAAACTTCCGCTCGTGGATCAGGACCTCGAGCAGCTTCGACGGCGCCGTCATCCGGCCTACAGACTGGCCGATAGCCTGCACTTCCAGGCCCGCTCGTTGAAGTTGCGTTGCCACGCTGCCGAGGTTCCATGGATCGGCCCCGACGCCGCGGACACGGTGCAGCTTTGAGTAGGCCACGATGTCGGCCGCGACCTGGTCGTGGTCGAGACGGACGCCAGGCGTCGTGCGGATCCAACCGTCGGCGATCCATTGCCGCATCGGCACGCGGGCCTCACGCTCGCGGTCGGCCACGTTGTCCTCGGGCATCCAGAACATGCAGTCGGCGTCATAGCCGCCCTGGCCGTCAGGGAAGAGCGCTACGGCCGCCGTCAGGTCGAGATGGTCGGCCAGGTCCAGGCCGATGAAACACGACCGGCCCTCCAGCGGCTGCGGTGGCTGCGCGACGCACGGGGCGTAGGCCTCCGGAGTGAACCAGCGGTTGTCTGGCGTCGTCCAGACGTTGAGCGAGTAGCGGAGCCACCGCTGCCATTTGATCGGCGACGTCTTCGCGTCCTGCCAGTCCGCCCGGAACTCGTCCTCGGAAAAAGTGATGCCCATCGACGGGTTTGCCTTCCGCCAGGTCTTTGGGTCGTCGTGATCGTCGTCGGCCGCTGCCGCGTAGATCAGCCCGTAGAACGTCGGGTTCGCAGCCGCGTTCTTCTGCACGAGCTCGCAGTCTTGCCACCACTGGTACCCCGGCCCCTTGCGGTCGTCGCCGGCCGTGCTGATCGCCAGGACCAAGCCGTTGGGCGTGGCGCGTGTGGCATAGGCCAACGCGCTGACCAGCTCGTCGGTCCGGTGGGCGTGGATCTCGTCGATGATCACCGAGCCGTTCAGGCCTTCGTTCCGGTACGCGTCGGCGCTCAAGCAGCGCAGAATGTTGCCGTGTTTCCGATTCCGGATGATGCTCTTCGAGTCGACGACTTCGAGCACCTTCGACAGCGTCGGCGAGGCCTCGACGGATCGCTTCAGCATCCGATACAGGATCCGGGCCTGCTCGCGGTCGACGGCGGCCGGGTAGACGTCCGCCAGCGGCTGGTGGGCCGTCAGCAGGTACTGGGCCACGCCTGCCATCAGCCAGGTCTTCCCGTTCTTCTTCGGCACGAACACGGCGCCGCGGCGGTAGCGGAGCCGGCCGTCCGGCCGCTTCCAGCCAAACAGCGGCGCGATCACGCGATCGCGTTGCCAGTCGATCAGCTGCACCTTCGACGGCTCGCCGCCGTCCTGGCTCGGCACACGGCAGAACTGTTCAATGAACTGGGCCGGCTTGGCTGCGGCCTCGGGATCCCAGACGTAGCCCGGCACGTACTCGGGCCGGTCGGAGCCCGGTTCAGCCGCAGAAGGCGCGGAGCGCGGCTTCTTCGGCGTCCTCTTGGCCATGGTCAACGGCCTCCGGCGGGAATCGCGTCTCGGCCGCCGGCGTCAGGCCGTACTCGCGGGCCAGGGCGACGAAATCACGGCGCGCGTCACGCAGCAGGCGGGCCACAGGGTTCGCCGCCTGGCCCTTCTCGGTTGACGTCATCCAGCCCTCGGCGGCCAGCTGCTCGGCGAGCTCGCGGCAGTCGGCGTACAGGTGGGCCAGGATCGCCAGGGCCTCGGCGTGCTCCGGCTTGAGCCGGCCAGCCGCGGCGATCTGCGGGCATCGGTCCTTCCAGAACCGAGCGGCCGCCGGCCTCGAGCTCACGTCCGCCGGTGGCTTGATTGCTTGCGTCGGCTCAGGCTTCTCGGCGGCGGCCGGCTTGGCCATGCCAATGGCCGCGGCGCGGGCCAGGGCGGCCTGGCTGACCTTGCTTTTTGGATCAGGATGCCTTCCTCGTCGTCCCATGAAGTCACCTAGTTTTCAGAAATCCTCTGGGAAATTCGCGCAAAGGC